GTAATCATAGAAGATTTAGGTGACATAGAAATAGATATGGTAGAATTTTATATAGAAACAGATTTATTTCCTCCTGCTGAAGAAGATATACAAAAAGATTTAGATGAAGCACAGGATAAAATAAAAGAAGATAAAGATAAAGATATTGATGATTGGGATACAGAATACGAAGAGGTTGAAGATGAAGATGACGTTGAGGTTTTACCACCGAAAGATTCTCCCGAAGAGGTTGAAGAGATACTTACTGAAGAAATGGTTGAAGAAGAGGTTGCAGAACTCGAACAAGTAATTGAAGATATAATTATAATTGAAGTACCTGAAGTAAGCGAAGAAGAGTTAGAAGAATATACAGAAGAGGAGCTAGTTGAGTATGAAGAAGCTAAAGAAGAAGCTATACAAGAATATGTACAAGAACTTGAAACCGAAGAAGTAATTGAGGTTATAGAAGAAGTCAATGACATTGGTGTACAGAATTTAGAGCAGGCATCTGAAGAGGTACAAGAAGTTGTCCAGGCTGTAGTAGAGGAGGCTATTGATGATATCGAAATACTTACAGAAGAACAAGTTGAGGTTGTTGCTGAAGTATTACAAGTACAGACTGAGGACGTTGAAATCATTGCGGAAGCAGTACAAGAAGATGAAGTAGTAGCTGAAGCTGTTGAAGAATATGTTGAACGAGCTGTAGAAAACGCAGACGTAGAAAACTATACACTTGCTGACGTAGTTACAGAGGTACAGTTTGAAACGTTTTTGGAAAACCCAATAGAAACTTTTGTTGATGTAGATTTTAAAAATATAACTATAGGAAACATAGGAGATGATATGACATCTGACCAAAAAGAAAAAGCTCAAGAGGTGGTAGTGCCAGTTATTTTGACTAGAATAGCTAGTATGGCAGCTTTTATGTTTAGGAGACAACTGTGATAAAAAAGATATGGACGTGGTTGGTAGAGGCAATTAAAGAAACATTAAACCTTAGTTGGACTTTGGTTGGTTTAGTTATTGCTACGCTTACACTTACTGGTTCTGCACAGCAGATAACAGGATTAGCCACTGTAATTACTTTAGCTGTATGGTTGTTAACTATTGGTTTTAGAAAATGAGTTGCAGCACTTACATTGCAAAGAATGGATACACACGTGTAACTATCTGTAATTGTAAGTACCCAAAAAGATAGGAGAATAAATGAAACTTACAGTAGTAAGAACACAATTCGGTACAGATGCTACCAATGGATTGTTATTTATAGATGGTTTATTTGAGTGTTATACACTTGAAGACCAATATCAAGCAGTAAAAGTTATGCATGAGACATGTATCCCTGAAGGTACATATGCTATTGAGTTAAGAAAAACTGGTGGGTTCCATGCTAAATATTCTGAAAGATATAAGAATGCACACTATGGTATGTTGCACATACAAGATGTACCAAACTTTACTTATATATTAATTCATACAGGAAACACAGATGAACATACGTCTGGTTGTTTAATTGTAGGAGAAACACAACAAGACCTGGAGGTATCCAAAGATGGATTCATTGGCAGTAGCGCTCTAGCTTACAAAAAGATGTATGCTAAAGTTGCAAATCAATTACTCCAGGGAAAAAAAGTTAGCATAGAATATACCACCATTGACGCTCTTTTAAATAAAGAAAGTGGTGGCGATACGTATGAGAAACTACAGGAGATAAGTGGAGATATCAAAGTGTTGAATGCTAAACTAGAAGGTAGGAAGATAATATAATGTCAGACCTATTTGAAAAAAATAAAAGACAAAGAAACCAGGACGGCACATTTAAAAAAGATGTGAGGTGGACACCTTGGAACGAAGCATGGAGTTATAAAATGAGTGATTCATTAAAAGACATGCTAGAGAAAACCATATGGACGTTCATCGAAGCATTCATAGGTGCATTAGTTGTTAGCCCATTAGTTGGTGTTGACGCAAATGCAGTCGAACTTGCAGCTATTGCAGGTGGTGGTGCAGCTCTAGTTGTTGTAAAAGAATACGCTAAAAAACAAATTAGTAAATAGTTCTAAGGCAACACTAGGGGTGTTACTCCTTTCTACCCTGGCTGTTGCCTGTTAGAAAGGTAAGTCTCCCTCAGATAATGTTTTAGGGTCTGGTAGCTTTATACCATTTTTAGCTGCTGCATAGTCTTTCCAACTATCAGGAGTATCTTTACTATCTAGCCACCATGACTTAGCAAATACTTTTCCGTCTACTGTATCACCTGCAGTACAATCACCAAAGGCTTGACATCTAAAGTCAGGACTTCTTGGTTTTGTTTTTTCTTCTTTCGTGTAATGTTTAACTCTTTTATTAGCACCACATGGGCATATCAAACCAAACTCATCTATGGCTTTTGCACCATTTGGGTGTTTATCTTTTCTATCTCCAAAGCCTGCATCTTTAAGAATCTCTACAGGATTCTCATTAGATTGATTTACTGGTTCAGGTTTTTTTTTTGGGATAGATTGTTGCGCTGATTCAGAGCTTTCACCAGAGGCAACCTTCTGCATTTCTTCCCTACTTGGTCTAGCTTTCTTGTTACCCTTATATTTCCAGTTAGCTAACGCGCGTCCAATGGCAGAAGTCTCACAGTTCTCTACCCAAGATGTAGTATTAGCAAATCCTACGCCTTTGTATTCCTGTGCTATGCCTGTAGCTTTTGGTTCTGCATCATCTTTATGTTCATAAATTGACGCGTGTATTATAACCATCGTTCCATCTTCAAGATTTTCAGTTATCTTTGTATGGATTTTTCCATCTGGATTATCTTTCCAGAATTTTTCTATTCTATCTTCTACGAGTTCGTAGTCATCTAAATTAAATTTAGCCATTTTCCTCCTGTATAGGTTCTACCATTCTAGCATACCCCTGTGACAAATAGTCAAATTGTTTTGTATTATATAACTTACAAAGAACATTAATGCACCTAAGTTCAGCTCTTACAATACGTAATACTTGACCACAGTAGTAACAAATATTAGTCATCTTCTTCCAAGTTAACTAGATATTCTGCAGTTACACCCTTGTTAGGTTTTACAAATAAACAAAATTGAGATGGTCTACCCATGCTAGCTAGCTGTTCTTGTGCATATGTGTTATAGCTTTCAGTAGAACCATTGACCCAAACGCGCGTGTCATTAATATACATGGTCGTTGGAGTATGATAATGTCCACATACTGCATGCGTAAAATCTTCCATCATTCCATTAGCAGATAAAGATTTCCAACCTAGTATTTTTTTGTTATATCCATACCATGGAATACCTGCGTGTCCTCTGATTTGGTCTCCATGAAAACACATGAACTTAGCTTTCACACCTAAGTTAGCAACTAAATACCAGTTCCTTTCATTACCACCTTCGGGTACAATAAATTTAATTCTTGGCTCATGGGCAAACATCATCTTTAATATTCTTCCAAGCATTCTATCTGCGTTAGTTTCAGGGTTATAATCTCTTCTACTTCTACCACCTAAAGCACCATGATTACCTATTACCCAGTAAACTTCTACTTCTTCAAACTCACTTAGTAATATAGAGAAAAATTTGTGTAGTATTCTTGGTCCATCAACTGTAACTTGTCTATATAAACTAGCGTCAATCAAGTGTGATTGTCCAGGAAAGATAAGCTCACCTTCTACGATATCGCCTAAACAAAGTACTGCACATTTTTTTACAGGGTGGCTATGTCTTTGTAGTCGCGCTAATTCAGAGATTTTATGCGCGTATTTTACCACACGTATTTCTGCTTGTTCCGTGCTATACGTGGGTGTAACTTTGGCTAATTGAATATCAGATAACAAAGGTACGCATATTTCTTCTGCTTTTGTTTTTTTAGATTTAGGTGGAGGTGTAACAGGTGGTAAATCAAGACTGCGTATGCCATCTCCTATGGCTTGATATACAGCCTCAATGATGTCAGCGTTCTTATCTTTGAGTTTATCTATGCGTTTTAGAAGTCGTTCGTTCGTTGCTTTTAAATCAGCGTACTTACCCTCAGTAACTTCTGCTAAGAGTTCTTGTAGTTCTTCTTCTGTTCTCTTACCCAATTCCTCACGCTCGTATTCGTTATAGAAAAATCAAATTCTTCAATCAAAATATCTGTTATTGCATTTGAATTTACATGCTTACCTTTTGCAATAAGGTTAGATACACCATCTAAAAACTTTGTAACATCTTCAGGTGCATTCTCATGCCACTTACCTGTTTTAGCTATTACTCTGTCAAGCAGGTTTGAATAGTCTGTCATTACTTATAAGTATATAGAATGTAAAGTAAATTACAAGAACTGAAAAGAAATTGTTGACGCGCGTAGAAAGACAAAAAAAGGGGAACGCATGCGCGCTCCCCTTCTAAAACGTTAGGCGTTGAATGTACTAATTGGGAAAAGCCCAACGTTTTCGTTAGCTTTTCTCAACCCATTCTATCGCTGTGTGTATATCCTTGATAGGAATTATTCCACCCATCTTGATTTTCTTCATAGCATCAAGCCCAAATTGTCCATCAAAGTTTGAACACGCATAATATTTTTCTTCATCATCATGTTGCGTGAAGTCAATCCCTGATACCTGTAAGTCTGAGACAAGTATTCTTGGTTGTGCTTGTGTACTTAGCCAATCAATCGCGGGTCCATCAACTATGTTTTCTCCTGCATGTCTTGGAATATCTCCAACCCATTTGCCTTTCTCGGCTAGGATATGTAACTCTCCTGTGTAATTGTCAGGTGTTGGATATCTATACTCTGGGTTTGTTGAATATTTTTTTAGGTTATCCCAATCATAACCATCAACTGTTCCAGAATACATAGCAATAGTAGAAGCAGGCAATAGACGTACTAGCTGTTCAATATCATAATTTGATAAAGACATAGAGCCTGATACATCAATTAGTACAGTACCACCTCTTTGTTTCACACGTCTTGTAAATACTTTCTTGTCAGTTGCCCACCTATTCATACTTCTAGGGTGAACACCTCTGTCAGAAAATGTTCTACTTCTTCCCATTACTTTTATCGGTAGAGACTGCTTGAAAGGTACCTTCTGTATCTTCATCTTACCCCACCCTGAAAAGATTAACTTCTCATTAGTGGAACGTAATTGGTCTGCCTCTACTCTCTCTAGGTTTTCCATCATCTTCATGTTGAGATAATCTGTGCTTTGTGTAAGCACTCCATGTTCATCAACAATATCGATAACATCATCTCCTGTGTATTCTTTCATCATCTTTTCAAACTTTACACTTGGCATAACCAAGTCAAAGTTGTCAGATAACTTGCTACGTAATACTTCGGCTACTCCTATTATTCTTTGCTTTGGAACAATGAAAGCGTCCTTACGTGTTCTTTTAATGTCATTCCATGCGTCATACACGGCACCATGAACATCACC